CACATAGTTTTTATTGTTACTAGAGAGTCCGGGATTAAATATTGACAATGTGGTCACACGTGTATTAGAATGGTGGTCACATGAGACGTATAGGTGTTAGACAGTTTAAAGACGAGTTTTATGCACAGATAAAGGATTTACCCCTTCTTGTGACATCTAACAAGGAGCCTCTTATTGTGGTCACAAAACCAGAGAGTAGGAGCACTGTGGTCACATCTAATGTGGTCACACCCGAAGTTATCAAATCCAAAGAAGAGAAGGTTTTGAATAAATGCACCGTTAACGGATGTGAGAATGAGGGAACGATATCAGGAACTGCTAAGACCCCCTATGGCAGGAGAATAGATGTTAAGGTTTGTGAGGAGCATGTAGCACAGCTTAAAGTAAGCAATGGATTTAAAAGGGACTCCTAATGTATAGATATCGGATGTATAGATACTTGATTTTGATATTGTTAATTTTTGTCATTATTTGTTATGTTTTGTTAAATGAGTGCGTTATCACTCCTGATTCATTTTATTGCTTATGAAAGTTAAATTACATCCCGGACAAATGAAGGTGGTCTCCTCACCTGCAAGATTTAAAACCATTACTGCTGGTAGGAGGTGGGGGAAGTCAGTCCTTAGTAGAATGTGGCTGTTGAAGTTGGCAGCGGATAATCCCGGAACTTATTGGATTATCTCTCCTACGTATGCGATGGCAAAAGATATTCATTGGAAGCAAGGACTTTTAGAGGAAGTCCCTCCAGCCATTGTTAAAAGTAAAAATGAGCAGGATTTAGAAATGGTTTTGGTTAATGGTTCAAGAATTACTTTAAAGTCCGCAGAGCACCCAGATAGGCTTAGAGGAGTTAAATTAAGAGGGCTTGTTATTGATGAGATAGCTTCTATTAGGAATTGGGATTGGTTATGGGAGGAGGTTCTAAGACCCACCTTAACAGATTATGAGGCTCCTGCACTTTTTATTTCCACTCCAAAGGGGTTCAATCACTTTTATGATTTATTCAACAAAGGCGTAGAGTCGGAGTCAACCTATGATGATTCTTATGAATCCTTTAGATTCACAAGTTATGATAATCCTCACGTCCCTTCAAAAGAGATAGACCAAGCCAAACGAGAGCTTGCAGAGGATGCTTTCATGCAGGAATATATGGCTGACTTTAGAACTTACACGGGGATTGTTTATAAGGATTTTGACAGAAAGATTCATGTTGTTCGCCCCTTCCCCATTCCTAAGAATTGGAATACCTATAGAGCAATGGATTTTGGTTCTAATAATCCCACAGTCTGCTTATGGGCTACTGTAGACCCAGATGAGAATGTTTGGATATTCAATGAGCATTACGAGACTGGTGAAACGATTGATTACCATGCTGGTATAATAAACGCAAAGAGTGAGGGGCTTAGGATACATGCCACTTACGGAGACCCAACAGGTGCTCAGTGGATAAGAGAGTTCTCCAAAAGAGGAGTACATATTGCCAAGGCTCATAAGGAACCCGGTACTACAAGAGGAAGATGGGTCCTTCTTGGAATCAATAAGGTATCAGAGAAACTTAAGGTCGTTCCCGGACACTTTGTTGATGGGCATATGAGAGAGAATGTTGAGGGAATGCCAAGTCTTTTCGTTTTTAATAACTGTAAGAACACTATAAAAGAATTTGAAACATACAGATGGATGGAGAAGAACCCTAATGCTCCACAGGATTTGAATGAACCCGATATGCCAGAGAAAGCCAACGACCACGCCATGGACGCACTTAGATATTTCATAGTAAGTTACGGAGGAAGACCAAGTTATGAACCCACATATCAGTGGAAGGATAAACAATGGAAAATAGGCAATTAGAGGATAATATAGAGCAGTATGTAAAGGTGGTCAAAGAACTCGACCCAGACCTTTATGAGATAAAGCTCGCACTACTTGAGACACGAGTGAACCCAAGATACATACCCGATATTATAAGAGCTATATCAATGCTTGCATACGGAACAGCTTATGGGAAGATTGAGATATATATGAATAATGGGGAGATAACCCAGATTAAAACAGAAGAGAGTACGCTTATCAAAAAGACAGCGATATTGCTAAAACGAGAATAATATTATAAAATTCATTTAGTATAGGTTAAAACCTAAAAGGTAAGACCGCCAGCAGTGGCGGTTTTTTTATTCTTATGCCAAGAGACAATAAATCACAAAAAGAAGCAATCGTAGGAACAAAGCAAGAGATGAACACATTTAAGGAGTCTAGCTTCCACTATGATGCGGGAGTATCTGACCTTGATTCCAGAATACCTGATTGGAATACCAAGGACGAACTCTTTAGAAGTCATATAAACGAGGAGAACTGGCCCTATCAGTCTCTAATATTTGACCCAAGAGTATTCACCTTTATTTTTGAAAAGACAGCCAGACTATTTGCAAGAAAACCCAGAGCAAAGGTCGTACCCCGTTCAGGAGGGGATGAGATTGGAGCCAGAGTAATAAATGAACTTTTAGCATATCAGTGGGACGATAATGAACGTGTCAGTGCCTCCCCAATGATAGCCAAATGGTCATTAATGGACCAGAACGCAAGAAAATACGGAGCTTCTTTTGCTCTTTGTAAGTGGCACTATGAGACAAGACCAAATAAAAAGAACAAGAAAAGAGATGTCTTTTATGATGGACCTGACCTTAGGGTATGGAACAACAGGGATGTTCTAGTAGATAATGCTTATTCTTCAATTAAAAACTGGATTCAACTAAGAGATTACGTTACGATACAGGATTTGGAAAGAGTGAATGACATCGCCAAGGGAAAACCAGTTTATAAGAACCTTGATTTACTAAAACAGCAGGTAAGACTTGATGAAAGGTCTGGGGGAGATACACGCTCTTCTAACTGGCAATCAAGAAATAAGTCAATAACAGGTGTTGAGGATAGACTTGGTATGGATGAGGTGTTTAAAACAGTTGAAATTGTCACAGAATACCGAAAAGATAGATGGATTACATTTGCACCAAAGCACGGAGTTGTCATAAGGGATATAGAAAACCCATACGACCACGGTCAGATACCAGTAGTCATGCTTAAATACTATCCAATAGATGACGATATCTACGGATTATCAGAGATAGAGCCTGTGGAAAGACTTCAAAAAGCAATCAATTCGCTTGTTTGTCAGTATGTCGATGCTATTAACATGGGACTTTATCCGATTGTTAAGGTACGTTCTCAGGGAGTACAGATGCATACGCTTGAATTTGGTCCGGGTAAGAAGTGGATAATGGACAGCCCAGATGATGTCATGCCATACGAACAGGGTACAGCAGGTATAGCGGAGTTCACATCAACCTATAGATTTTTAGTATCAGCACTTCAGGAGGCTGTTGGTGAAACTTCATCGGGGATATCAAACCTTGTTCCCGGCTCACCAGAAAAAACAGCAACAGAGATTCAAGAGTCGTCCTTACAGAGAAACGCTAGGGACAACTACAACCAAATCTTTTTATCAGAAGCTCTCAAAAAGCAGATGATGTTTTGGATGACGATGAATGCACAATTTCTATTCAATGAGGAAGACGGCAGGGCAAAGATTATAAGAATAGCAGACAAGGAGGCAATCAACTTCTTTGAGAGGATTGGTCTTGGAGCAAGAACCATATCAGATGAATCCATTCAGGCTTACGCAGATGCTATTGGGTATGGAGCGGATATAGACCCAACAGAGCTTGAAGAGGCACTATTCCCTGTAAATGTTGAGGGAGATACACTTCCTAAGTTTGCAAGAGATACTCAGGGAGACACAGGATTCCTACTTCTTGAAAGAGAGGATTTATCAGGAAATTACGATTATATACCAGACATAGAATCCATGAGTTTGCCAAGTGACCAACAGTTAGCACAAGCAAGACAGAGCCTTTTTACAACAACGATAGCACCTACGGTGCAACAGTCGTTGGCTCAGAAGGGTTGGTCTGTAAATACAAAGTTATTATTGGAGGATACTTATGAACTTCTAGGGATAAAAAACCCAGAGAAGTATTTTGAGAAACTCCAGTTAGGAGGACAAGGTGAGCTTAACCAAGGACGAGCAACAGCAACTGGACAGAGCGAGGTCAGTCAGGGAGCTAATGTCCCTTCCGGGTTGGGAGCTGGTAATGAAGCCCCATTTGGAGGAGAAATTCAATAACTCTTGGGTAAATCCCATAGAGGCAGAGGATAAAGAGGACCTGATTTATAAGTACATAGTGGCTTGGGCTTACGCTAAGGCTGGTAAGGACATACTAGCTTTCATGGAGGAGCACAAAAGAGCCGCAGACCATTTAGAGAAAAAAGAAAGAGGAGAAGAAAGTAATAATTTCAAAATAGGAGGATAAATGGGAATCAGAGTAGGATTCAAAAAAGTTGGCGGAAAGCCAGAACATGAAGATGAAGTCATTCAGGTCGTTGAAAATGACGGACAGAGCTATGCGTTTGGATTCAACATGGTAAGGTCAACACCTGATGGAATAGGGGCAGCTCTTGCTTCGTACAGCACCACAGACGACTTAAATGAAGCCACAGGCGTATACGGTAACACTGAGGGTTGGACAAGGAGCTAATGCCTTTTGAGAGCATAAAGCAGAGAAAGTACTTATTTGCTAAGAAACCAGCACTGGCTAAACGATGGGCAAAAAAGTATGGCACAAATGTTAGAAAATCTTCCTCCAAGTAGTGATGTTTATTGGGAAGAGGCTCATACAGAGCTACGGGAGGGTACAGAACCAGATGATTGTAACCACTACTTTTACTACAGGTCTGGAACGGAAGTAGAGTGTGAGTACTGTCATATAGGATTTTGGCTTGGAAATCGCACAGAGGTA